ACTGGGTTCCTCAGAAAACATCATGGTTATGTAACGGCATGATGAAAGCTGGTGCAGTCGCTAGAGATGCTGACGGTATCGTATCTGTTAAGTGGAACGAAGCTTAAAGGATATAAAACAAAGTTGAAACTAAGATGGCAGCAGCTTATAACTAGGTTAGCTGCCATTTTTTTTTAAGGTAAAGATATGGCAACAGACATTGAAATTTGCAGTAATGCACTAATTATGGTCGGGCATGGGCCTATTGCTTCATTCACAGACGGTGGTGCAGGTGCTAATACCGCTTCCGCACTTTACTTAACTACATACGAGAGTTTATTGTCTCAATACAGATGGCGATTTGCCTCTGCAAAAGCAACACTCAACAAATTAACAGCGACGCCACTCAACGACTGGACGAACGCTTTTCAACTACCATCAAATTATATTGTTGGAGTTGGTATTCACCCAAGGGTGGACTACGAAATCTTTGAAGATAAACTGTATAGCAATACTGATGCAGTGGACATTGATTATATCTTCAAACCTAGCGAGACTACATTGCCAGGATATTTTCAACGATTGCTAGAGTTTAATCTAGCTTCTATTTTTGCTATTCCGGTTACGGATAATTCAACCAAGGCGGAAGAGTACCGCAAGATGTATGAAAGTCAACTCAGAAGAGCTAGATTTACAGATTCACAAGCACGACCGTCTGATGCGATTATTGACTCACCACTGATTGATGCGAGATATTAATGCCTAGAGTCATTAGCCTACAAACCAGTTTTAATAGTGGTGTATTAGATCCGAGGCTTGTTGCGCGTACCGATTTAAAACACTTCTATCAAGGTGCAGCCAAAGCTATTAATGTGCAATCATTGCCGCAGGGTGGTATGAAACGTCGCCCCGGTCTTAAATACGTTAGCACGATAGATACTGAGTCAAGATTAGCTGCGTTTGCTTTTAATGTTGAGCAAACTTACTTAATGGTGTTTACGAACAACAACATAGCTGTTTATAAAGACGATGTTTTACAAACGAATATAACAACTACTTATACCACAGCGCAGTTATTTGAATTACAGTGGACTCAATCAGCCGACACCATGATTATCGTTCATGAATCGCACCAGCCAGCAAAATTGGTTCGTGGATCAACACACAGCTCATGGACGTTATCTAATATCTCATTATCAAACATTCCACAGTATGACTTCGGTTCTGGCGATGAAAACGTCTGGAGTTCTAGCCGTGGCTACCCTAAGAGCGTGACTTTCTACCAAGGCAGGATGTGGTTCGGTGGATCTAAACAACGACCTCAAACTTTGTGGGGTTCTAAGACTAATGATTTTTATAACTTTGATTTTGGCACGTCATTAGACGATGAAGGTATTAGTTTAACGCTAGACACAGACCAAGTAAACGCTATTACCATGGTGTACGCTGGTCGTCACTTACAGATCTTTACGACTGGTGGTGAATTTTCTATTAATGATATTCCGATTACCCCAGCAAAAAGCTCAGTTAGACGTCAAACCTTATTTGGATCAAGCAACATTCCACCGAAGTCAATCGACGGTGCTACCTTGTATGTTGATCGTACCGGTAAATCGGTTCGTGAGTTTTTATTTGCTTATACAGAGGACGCATACACGTCTGGCACTGTTTCATTACTGGCTTCGCATTTGCTTAATTCACCGGTAGATATGGATGCGCTTAGAGGTAGTGCAAAAACCGATGCGAACTACGTTTACGTTATTAATAGCGATGGCACAGTGGCCGTATTCAACTCACTAAGAGCGCAAGAAGTGGGTGGCTGGACACAATGGACGACTAACGGATCAATCGAGGCAGTTGCAGTGGTTGTTGAAGAGGTTTACTTCTTAGTCAAAAGAACAATCAATGGATCAGTAAAACGCTTTTTAGAAAAATTAGATCCAGATTCTTATACGGATTCTAATGTCAGAGTAACGCTTAGTCCTAAAGGTAAAACCGTTACTGGATTAGCTCATTTAAACTCTGAAGAATGCAGGGTTAGAGCTGATGGATCGATCATGCCTAACGCTACCCCTTCTAGTGGTTCAATAACGCTTTCAAGAGACTCAGAGGATGTTGAGGTCGGTTTAAATTACGATGCAACGATTGAGACTATGCCAGTTAATCAAGACTTCCAAGACGGCCCTATATTAACTAGGAAGAAACGTATTGTCCGAGTTATCGGAAATTTCTATGAGTCGTTAGGTGTGTCAGTAAATGGTGAGTATATGGTAGATAGGTCATTCGGTATGGCGCTTGGTAGTAGCTTAACGCCGTTCACGGGCATTAAAGAAATGTATTTGTTGGGTTGGGATGATCTAGCTCAAGTAACAATAACACAAGTAGATCCAGGGCCGATGACGGTACTAGGTCTTGGAGTGGAGGTAGAAGCATAATGGGTCAATTTATCGCAATGATGGGTGCGCCAGCCGCAGTTGCAACAGCAGGAGAAGTAGCAATAGCAAGCTCTCTTGGTGTAGGCATTGCAGCGCCGGTAGCCACTGGTGGTTTTTTAGGATTGTCGGCTGGTGCATGGTCTGGAATTTCAACGGCTGGATCGATGTTATCAAGTGTTAGAGCTGGACAAGCACAACAAGTCAATTATGAAATGCAGGCTAGAGACGCAGAGTTTGCCGCTAAAGACCAAGAGATTAAAAGACGTCAGCGTTTAATGTCAAGCCTTGCTTCACAAAATGCTTCTCGTGGAGCTTCTGGCGTTAGAGCGTTTGAAGGATCACCAGCAGCAATGATGAAGAGTGACATTAAAGAATTTGATTACGATCAGTCTATGGCCGCAGCTAACTTAGGCATGAAGCAAAACTCCCTATTAACGTCGGGTAAGTATGCAAATCAATCTGGCTATATAAGTGCTGGTTCAAGCTTGTTAAATTATGGCGCTAAAAGAGCAGAAAGGGGTTAGTAATGGCTGAGTTTCAAAGATACCAAAGATCAGTACAGATACAACCAACAGCGATGGGTAATGAGCAGGCTCAAGGCTTTCAATCGTTAGCCGACAAATTGCAATCATTCGCAAATCAGCAAGGTCAGATTGCAGATCGTGATGCTGCAAGAGAAGGTGAGTTATCTGGACAAACGGCGGCTTCTGGTAAGAGCAGTGGTGTTGATTTTCATGAGGGTAATACTATCAGAGGTCGAGCGTTTAACAAAGGCGCACTCATGGCACACGCTGCTCAGATTCAAATTGATGTTAGATCTAATGTAGCAAACTTTGCAAGAACAAATCCGTTTGATGTAGAAGGTTTTGATGCACAAGTTGAAGGTATGAGCAAAGGTCTATTGACTGAGATCGATCCGCTACTACGCCCACACGCAGAACAAGAGATTAATAGCTATGCTGCGAGCGCAAGAACTAAGATCCAAGATAATGTCTATAAGCAAAAGACCACTGAATATTTATCAATCGTTACAACAGCCGTCGAGGGTATGAAAGAAGATGCGCTAATAGCTGCAAGAGAAGGCGATTTAGATCTTTATGAAAGGAAAATGGCGTCAATTAGCGCTATTTATGCTGAAGGTATTAAAGACGGTGTGCTTGATGCTGACAGTGTTGCAAAAGATAATATTTCTTTCAGTGAAAAGACTGATGAACAACTTGTCATCGGATCTTTTGATGCTCTGATTGATGCTGGTGAAATCACTGCGGCAAGATCTAAGCTTAATGAATTTAAAAAGAGTAAGAATAAAGATCTATTACCAAGCACTAAAGATACAGTGGTTCAAAAAGTACAAGCCAAGATCAATGCGCTACAAGCCGAAAAGAACAGAGAAAAGGCAATTACAAAGGCAGAATTAATTGCAAAGGAAAAGATCCTTGCAACGCATATTAAAGACGCTGAGAAAGCACTAGATAACGGCTATCAACCGCCAAACCTTGAATCGTTGATCGAGCAAGCCAAAGGCACTAAATACGAGGTGCAACTTAAAGAAGCACAGATACATGCCAACGTAGTTTCTAGTTTTGTAATGCTATCGCCTGCCGCCCAAGAAGCAACGATTAATAAACACAAGCAAAATAAAAACCAAAACGGCGCGTCAGTTCGATTGATTGAGCGTTTAGAGAAGGTTCATAATTACACAGTAACAGAGTTAGCAAAAGATGGATTATCTTTAGCAGTGAGTCAAGGCATTGTTCCGCAAGTTGATCCGATTAACTTTGCAGATCCGCAGTCTATGGCCAATAGACTTTCTCGAATTAGTATTGCAGAAGCACATTATAAACAAGATATTTCACCACTAACAGCGGCTGAAACAGATCAGATTGCAGCTCAATTTAGCAAGATGACGGCTGATGAAAAGATTGGCCTGCTAAATGCTATCACCACTGGATTTGGAGAATCTTCTATTGAAGTGTTAAAGCAGCTTGATAAGAAAAATTACACGTTGTTTGCACACGCAGGCGCATTGATTGTTGATGGTGCGCCGGAAGTTGCACGTTTAGCAATCATGGGTAATGAGCAGATTAAATTAAACAAAGGCATAATGCCAAGTGACACTGATCTAATGCCACACATAAAAACATATTTGTCAGATGTATTTGTGTCAAACCCTAAACATCAAGCAGCAATCATTCAAACGACAAAAGCGGTCTATGCGGCAATGGTAGCAGACGCCAGCATAACGGATGGAATCTTAGATACTGATATTCTTGATAAAGCATTAGAGCAAGTAACTGGTGGCGTATTAGAGATTGAAGCGGATGGCAGTGGCTGGTTTGTTGATGATAAGTATAAGATTCAAGCGCCAGCGCGTGGTGTAACGTCAGACATGTTTGAAAACTATCTTGAGGGTTTACGTCCAGGTGATGTCGATCAAATGGGAGGCACTTTAGCTTTCTCTTCACAAGAAGCAATCGAAAAAATCCAGTCTGGTGTTTTAGTCAATGTCGGCAAAGGTAAATACCTAGTGAATATTGGATCTGGTTATTTGCTTAATAAAAATGGCGAACCGTTTGAATTTCAATATGGTGTTAAAGGCAAGGGCAAGTACAAGGCAGTTACTCAGCCAGTGGTAGAAGATGAGGTTGTTGATATTTCAGAGGTTGAAGATGAAGTTGTTACTGATACAGAAGTAGAAAATCAGCCGTATGTTACGCCGAGAATGGATCCAAACAAGCGCCCGAAGAGAAATAAAAAGATTAATAAAGTTAAAGTAGGAAAGAACGATCAACAGTCGTATGTAGGATTAGAGAATTTTAAAGATGAAGAAGAATTAATAAAGTATCTTAAATCCAGGGGAAAAACAGATAATGGCGGCGTTTGGTATGTAAAGACAGAAGATGGAAGAGTTATTAAATGAGCATTTACGACTCCGGATATGACAATCTAAAAGACCATGCTAGGCGTTATGGTGTAAGTGCTATTCCGGAAGAATCTGGATGGGGCGATGTTCACGATGTAACGAGTGAATTTTTCCAGCAGGAAATGTTATCAACTTCCGAAGGATCGATGATTGGCGCACAAGTAAATGATGCAGTCAAAATATTTAACACGTTAAACCCAGATAATAAAGATGGTGAAAATAAAAAAATAGATTTAGGGATCCATGGAGAGCGTGGTGCAACCGGTGTATTTAATTATAACAAACAATTTTTAGAAGATAACCACCAGGCAATCTTAAATCTTCAA